TTGTTTCATATTTGGATAGATCTGTTCAATAACTTTTACAAGTTTGTTGTTGTCTTGTGTTTTCTTTTTGAATCCTATCCAAGGATGATATTCAATACGTCCTGTGCCACCGCTCATACACAACAGTTGCCATTGCAACTTTTGATGCTTGCTGACTTCCATATAGTTTTTGTTGTAATATTCGTTAGTCTTGAACACAGCAAGTTCTTGATCATCTCTGCTGCCTTTGACACTGCTAACATATCTGTTGAGTAACCAAAAGCCTACTTGCTTGCGTTCTTCATCTGTAATCTCATCCCAAACGTTTTTTGCGCCCATGTCGATAGCCGCAAGTACGTCTTTTATTGGGAGTTTTTGTTGTGCCATTCCTCTAAGTCCTCGGGAGTATTAATCTCAGTACCTGTATATTGTACACTCTTACAGCCTATTTGCCAACCATTTTTTAGCCATCTTATCTGTTCAAGTTTTTCAATTACTTCCTCTTGACTTTCTACACCCGGGTATTGCTCAAGTGCCATAGCATCATATCCATATATTCCAAGGTGCCAATCACCGTAGCCTGTCATGCCTCTGCCAAACCACAGCGCACGATTGTCTGCTCTAACCATCTTTACTGTGTTAGGATCGTCTTGTTTTTCCTTAGGCATCTCTGTATATACTGTACTAACCTGACAGCCGTCAAGTGCATTTATCGCCGCAATAATAATCTCAGGTGTGACATCTGCCATATCACCTTGTACATTGATATAGTGTTCATAATTTACATAACTTTTCATATGTGCGCCACGGCATCTTTCTGTACCGTTTTCATATGGCTCTCTGTCAATAATACAGTCTGGTCCTATCACATTATAAATGCGTTGATCATCTGTTAGCACGTATGTATCTAAACCTGTGCTTTTACAAATGTCATACACACGTTTAATAAGCGGCACACCATTTAATTCTGCTAATGGCTTACCTTCAAATCTTGTACTTCCCCAACGTGCAGGAATTAAAATAGCTACGGTCATAATGGCCTCCTACTGTGCATAACATCTATTGTTATATTTTTCATTAGCATGTCTTTAGGCGCAAGCATCACATTATTGATAATAAACTTTGCAATACTTGTAGGATCCATCTTACGTGATTGCTTGTGAGCTACCATAGGTGTATCCATCCTACCTAGTTTAATTTGTACGACTTTACATTCACTGTCAATTAATTGTAATTGTGTGCAAGCCTTGTCAAGTGCTGCTTTATGCACAGCATATTCATTGACTACATCGTAATTGCCATCGGCACTTACACTTCCTATGTTTATAATCGTACAATCTCTGTGTTTGTTTTGCTGGAACAACTTGTATAATAAATCTACTTGTCTCCAACCTGCATATGCATTATTGACATATACATCCCAATTATCTTGTAGTAAGAAATCATTTAGATCACCGTATAGATTATAACCATTTGATCTACTTAGTCCAGTTGTAATGTATTCATAGTCGCTACAAGTATCATAAATAGCTTTGCCTAAACCACTCGTATGTCCTGTTACAAAAACATTCATTGTTACTTCCTTACAAACAAATGTTCGCCACAATCAATAAAATCACCAGTAGTTCTTAAATCAGTTTCAACTAATTCAAATCCTCTACTTTGTATAGTTTCTATTGTGTCTCTGTGTTCTCTAAGATTGTGATTTAATTCGATTATTATAGACTGTATTTTTGTACCAGAAATAGTATTTAATGCACCTTTGACAACTCTATGTTCTAATCCATCTACATCTATTTTTAAATGTCTCGGTTTAATTTTTAGTTCATCTATAAACGTATCTAAGCTACAAACATATAATCCTTGTTTAAAATTTACTTCTTTAGGTTTAAGGACATGATCTAATTCTTCTTGCACACTATGGACTGCTGTACCTGGTCCTTTATGTCCAGTCATATTTAGGACGCTGTATCCGTCAAAGTCTAAAGCGCCTATATTAAATGCAGTAATATTAGAGCATGAATTGCTGGCAATATTTTGATTTAAGACAGCATAGTTTTGTGACTCAGGTTCCAAACAATAGACAGTAGCACCTTGTCCTACTCCAGCCATCAAACTATACATACCTACGTTAGCACCAACATCAATTAGTGTTTCTCCTGCACGTATAGTATCTAACCATTTTATCGTAAGAGGCTCTTTCTTAAAAATGCGTTTGACTCTGCCTGCAGTCCTACTGTTAGGAGTATTATAAATTATCTTTGTATTGTTATACTCTAGAACAGTTTGTAAGTCTTGTGTCATCGCCATCTCTTAATATCTTCATCAACCATCATACGGATAAGTTGTTCAAAATTAACTTTAGGCTTCCATCCTAACTCTGTTTGTATTTTAGAGCTATCTCCTCGCAAGTAATCTAGCTCTGCAGGTCTCATAAATTCTTGTTCTGATTTTACATGCTTTTGCCAATCTGTAATTCCTGCATGTGTAAAAGCAACCCTACATAAATCTGTAACGCTATAGGTTTCGCCTGTAGCACAAACATAATCTGTAGGATTTTTAGCTTGCAACATCATCCACATAGCTTCTGCGTAATCGCCTGCAAATCCCCAGTCACGTTTAGCATCTAAGTTGCCTAAATGTATTAGATCCATTTTGCCATTAGCAATTTTTCCTACAGCGTCGGTAACTTTGCGTGTGACAAATTCAATCCCTCTAATAGGTGATTCGTGATTAAACAAGATACCGCTACAAGCAAACATATCATAACTCTCACGCATATTTCGTGTTATATGATAACCATATAACTTAGCTACACCATAAGGCGATCTAGGCATCATATTTGTTGTTTCGCGCTGCCATCCGTTGTCGTTGCTGTTACCAAACATTTCACTTGTGCCGGCTTGATAAAACTTACAATCAGGTTTTATCCTACGTATAGCTTCTAAGCAATTTAATGGACCCATTGCATCAACATCGGTAGTAACGTGAGCAAGTCTCCAACTTCCGCCTACATAACTTTGTGCGGCTAAGTTATAAAATTCATCTGGTTTAACTTGATCTATAATATCAAACAAGCTACCTATATCAGTAACATCGCCTGTCTCTAGTTTCAATCCCCTACCTAGTAGATCTAAGTATATTAAATTACTAAGATTAGGTACAGAGTATCTTTTAATAATGCCTGTAACTTGATAACCTTTTGTTAATAATAAGTCAGCAAGATAACAAGCATCTTGTCCAGGAAAGCCTGTGACTATTGCCTTTTTCATCTAAGTGTTTCCAATAATTCTTTTACTTTACGTAATGGTTCAGATAAATCTCTATTGTCGTTACCTAAGAAAAATCCTTGATCGTGTATTTCATCAGCTACATCATAGTTTCTAAATGTTTTGTAGTTCAATCTATCAATTACAGGATTGCGCATAAAGTTACCTGCTACAATAGGCCTACACTCTATTCCATTTTCTTTGAATAGCTCAATTACTTCTTTACGTCTATTACGCAATTCATTTTCTAGTACAAAACTAAATCCAAAGTAACTATGAACGCTTTCTTCTGTAGGTGTTTGTGTTCTTACATAAGGTGCATTGTCAAATAATTCGTGATACACTTTTGAATTTTCAATGCGTTGAAATAGCATTGCGTTTGCTTTCTGTAACTGTGCTTGACCAACAGCACCGCTCATCTCTAAAGGACGCACACAGTAGCCCGGAAGAACAAAACGGAAACTATCTTCAAATGCATCTCCAGTTTTGTTATATAAGGGATTATCATCTGATAAGTCTCTTACCCATCCGTGTGCTCTTAAACTACGCATATAATTTGCTAGGTCAGCATCGTCAGTAACAATCATACCACCTTCCATTGTTTGTAGATGATGGCTGAAGAAAAAACTAAAAGTACCAGCAGCACCATATGTTCCGCAAAACTTTGACCTATGTGTTGCACCAAAACTTTCACAGTTGTCTTCAATCAACACAAGCTCGTTTTCATTACACAAACGTCTTAGTTCTTCTAGTTCGCAACTATTGCCTAAAAGATTTACAGCAAATACTGCCTTTGTCTTTGGTGTTATTGCTTGTTTAACTTCGCTTACGTCAATGTTTAAACTGTCTCGATCAACATCAACGAATTTTAGTACAAGTCCGTTTTGATGCACAGGAAAAAATGTTGTACTCCAACTTACTGCTGGTACAATGACTTCGTCACCTGCACTTAGATCATAGTGTGGGTTTTGCACTATACTTGTGAGTGCTATTAGGTTAGCACTACTTCCACTGTTAGTCATAACTGCGTGTTTGGCGCCTACGTGCTGTGCAAACTGTTCTTCAAACTTTGCAACCTCTGGGCCCATTGTGTAACGTCCGCTTTTAATTACTCTGTTTAGGGCTGCAACTTCTGATTCATCCCAAGTGTCGTGTGCTAAACTATACATCGTGTTTCCTTTTATACTATTTAAACAGAACCGTGTGTTTTTATGTCAGTAGCGAGCTTTTCAAAATCTTCTAGTTTTAACATATTAGGTCCGTCGCTAGGCGCTACATCCGGGTCTTTGTGAACTTCGATGAAGAAGCTTCTGACTCCCATAGCCGCTCCTGCTTTTGCCAGTCGAGGAACATAAAGTCTATTGCCACCTGACGATCCGCCTAAGCCTCCAGGTTTTTGAACGCTGTGTGTAACATCAAAAATAAGATCGGTGCCGTAGTTATCCATAATGTAAGCCATTCCTGTGAAGTCCACAACCAAAGTGTTGTATCCAAAGCTAGTACCTCTTTCTGTAATCCATACACGTTTTGCACCTTGTGTTTTTGATAATATACCTTGTACATCCCAGGGTGCTAAAAACTGTCCTTTTTTGATATTAACTATTTTGTTTGTATCTACACAAGCTCTAATTAGATCTGTTTGACGACATAAAAAAGCAGGTATCTGTAGTACATCTACTGCGTCATCATAGTTCTCAGTAATTAGCTCAACTTGTTTTGTATCATGTACATCTGTTAGTGTTTGCAATCCTGCAATCTCTAATTTCATTGTACGAAATGCTTCTAGTGTAACATCAAGACCTTTGCCTCGTTGTCCTTTCATACTAGTTCTATTTGCTTTATCAAAACTAGCTTTGAATATATAATCAATACCTAAGCTATCACAAACACGCTTACATTCACGTGCAATCTCTAGACTTTGTTCTAGTGACTCATGTTGGCATGGCCCTGCTATGATTCTCATTTTGTTTCCTTTATCATATAATATGTATTCACTAAGTTTTTTAACTGCTTCTGTAGTGTTGCATTAGTTTGTGCAAGTTCGCAAAGATTTTGCCATTCACCGTAGTCTAATAATTTTCCTTGTGCTCTTGCAACTCCTGCCGGATCCCCACCTACTATCCATCTTTCTATTTCTGGTTTTTTAGCGTACCTAGCATATACGACACCGTCTGCTTGTTCGTATATAAGTGTTTCTCCAGGTATAAGTTTATTTTTTGATTGCGACATAATACTTACCTTTCCTGTCAGTAAAATGTTCGTAAATAATTTCACCGTCTAACTTTTGTAGTTGTTCTTTCCACCACCAATCGTGTTTTATTATTAAGTGTGCGTTGCGTCCGTCAGACAATTTTTTCTTTGCAGGTATTGTATCTACACATATCCATATATATTTTGTAGAAAGTTGATTAATGTGTTTTAGCACATTATCTAAAAATTTTGGTTCAACATGTTCTAATACATCTACACACATTAAACATTCAAACTTACCCTCTGGCATTCTTTTGTATTTGTACCAGCCTGGATCATATCCAGTGCATTTCATTTTAGGATAGGATGCGGCAATCGATTCTAGCATCGCTCCTTTGCCGCATCCATAGTCTAAGAAAGTTTTAGGCTTCCATTCCTCCAAATATTCCGCTAATTTTTCTAAACGTTTTACTTTGCCGCCAAAGCCTTTCCTTGACGACAAATGTAAGTCTTCTAGTAGCTTCTTATATGGATCTGAAAGCAGTCTCATTAGTCTTACTTTTTACTTTTACGTTTTGGCTTAACTTCATCTTTTAAGACTAATGCATCTACACCAAATTTTGATTTTAGCCACGCAAGTAAAATACCATACGCTGGAAGGAACACAATTAATCCAACTACAATTTTAGTAAGTGTGTTGTTTTGTGCTACTATGTGCCAGTTAGCACCAATCCATGATAGGTTACCTTCTGCATCTAACGAACCTGCAAACGCCACATAAAAGAATGAATATGTGTCAATAATGTTTGCCGCGATAGTTGAAATCGCTGGTGCTGCCCACCATGCATTAGAACGTTCTCTAATTGCTTGGAATACATATACATCAAGCATAGTACCAATTGCATATGCAACACCTGATGCAAAACCAACTCTGTATGCATGTGGATCATCAAGTGCTAGTAACACTAAGACTGATGCTATAATAGCAGGAATAACTGCCATTGCTACAACTGCTCTACCTGCAGATTTACCTACAAGTCTTACTGTTAAGTCAGTTGCAACGACAACGATTGGAAATGTAAATGCCGCCGCGGCTAATGGAAACTCACCAAATAGTGGTAAGTCAGCGCCTGGAAACAAATTAAATCTAATCGTTACCAAGTAATTACTTACAGCAATTACAAGGGTGTGTAGAATAACAAGTTTAGTAACTAGTGATCTATCTACACCTTCTAATAGTTTTGTGAACATACGTTCTCTCTCCCATTTATGTTTTAGTGCCGACTGTACGACGAACAATGTCGTTGTGGTTAAACTCAGCCCAATACAGTTCAAAAGCGACACCGTCTTCTAAACCTTCAAATTGATGGACCTTACCCGGCTTCACTTGTGTGAAGTCACCTGCTTCAAGGATAGTCTCATCTACTAGACCATCTTGATCTCCGTCCTGCCAAACACGTACAATCATCTTTCCTGACTCTACATAGAAGCCATTCCATTTAAATTGATGTTCGTGTTCCGAACATTTGTATCCCGCCTTGTATTCAATGCGGTGAAATTCTAATACGCCGTTAGCGTGGATCAATTCAGTCTGACCCCAAATTTTACCTGCTTTCATGTTTTGCTCCTTATTAGCTCTCTTTTTCTACGCATAGCTTCACGATAGTGTCTTTTTCTATCGTCTTTGTCATTACCTTTGTAGTGTGTAAGATATCCGACAAATGTTTTATTGAAATGACCTGTTGTTAGTTGTGGTGTTAGATTCAAGAATGGAATACCATCAGCTTCAAACTCTTGTCGCACTGCATCATAAACGTGACAGTCCGTGTGCCATCTCATGTTATACAGCAGATCCTCATCATAATACTGTTTCATACGTAGGAACATACGTTTCGCATCAGGATGATTCATATTCCAGCCTAAGTAGCCTGTCTCAGTAAATCTGCCTGTCCTTCCTAAGTAGCTGCCAAGATATCCTTCGCGTACAAACTTAGTCAGGTAGTTAGGGGTTAGTGTATCTAGTGTTTCACTATCAGCATCTAACCACATTAACACATCAGTGTCACAGTTTAGTCCTGCATGACACCAAGCGTAACTCTTGTGTGAAAAACGCACGCCATCTTTTGTAAATCCTTTTGATCCAGGAGGAACAGGACGATGTCCGTTGCGTTTCTTAAATTCTTTTAGTTCAGGACATTCGGCTTCTAAAATATAATTACGCCAGTTTCCGCTTTGCAACCACGTGTAAGGTTGATCTGTATAAACCCATACATGTATTTTTGGATCTGCATATCTCTGCAGACTGGTTATGCAATGCTTGGCATAGTCTTCAAAGTTTTTATCACTGAATGTAGTAACGATTGTAACTGACTTACTCATAATAGTTTTCCGTAGTCAATAAGTTCGCTTTGTCTGCTAACGTCTTTGATAAAATATGCACACAAAGGATCTTCACCTTCTGTAATAGGTATTCCTAGTAACTGACCATTCTTTAGTTTTGGAAAGTACCATTTCACATCGTTGTAGAAGTTTGTAATCTCGATGTTTCCAAAGTCGCATTTGAAGCTACTCAAAGGATTGAATAGGAATGCTTCAAAGCCTCTGTCATTAATACTTGTTAGTGGAAGTACTTCAAGATCATTGCCAGTTGAACTGTCACCTACAGCAATGCTCCAATCCACAGGCATCATTATTTCATGTCCGTTGATTTCCATTACCATTGCAGGCGAACTAAAAGATTCTAAAAATATTAGAGGGATGAAAAAGAAGTCTGGTTCTTTTGGATCACTGTTGTCCAGTATCGCAAAACGCACATCATCTTCAAGTTCATCAGGTAGATTAGTAAGTGAAAACGCTTGGTTCTCTAAACTTAATATATGCATGTAGTGTCCTTAA